TGAAGGAGATGAGGGAGCCCTTGTCATTAACAGAACACACACCATTATGCCAACAGGAGGGTCACTAATTGTTATCCCCCTAGACGTACAAAAAGGATGGGCTGAAAATGTCCCGTTTGGTTCTAACGATATAGCAAGAATCGCTAACTCGCCTGAAGAGAAGTTATCAATCGAAGAGGATTCCCAATATGGGACAATCGAGTTTGCTGACATCACGATGCTGATTCCCGAACCAGAAGGTGTTGGAGAAGATGCGGTGGATGCATTCCCATTTCCTATTGGGGAGACTTCTTATGCGATGGGCAAACTGCACGTAAGGAAAGCGGCGTACAGGAATACATTCAAAAGACTTGGACTCTTCCAAGCTATGAATTTTGAATCTCCTTTGTGTAAGAACCACTGGAAGTTCCAAGCTGACCAAGTGACAGCTAATAGGAATAGCTGGTACATCCCACAGATAACTATAACAAAAGCGGAGACTGATCAGGATGTTATCGACTTCGTATCAAGAATCTTACCTTCATAATTATGATGGATCGTGACGAACAACTAACAATGGAAATGACTGTTGGGATTCTCTCCGACGAGTTAGCGCAAGTAGGGAAAATCAGAGCGGAGATTCTAGGTAATCTACAGGAGCTCCAAACTTCTGATACTAAAATGGAATCCTTAGAAGATGCTTTTAAAGCTCGTATAGCTTCTTTAGAGGAAAAACTAAAAGAACAACCCGAACTTATTATATAAAAATTGTAGGTTGTGCTTCGTATCACAGCCTACCTGATCCCGTGGGGGATTAGAGAGGGAATGGCCCGTCTATGTGTTCTATCTTTCTACACGTAGGCGGGCCGACTCACGATTAAATTATGGATACAATTGCAATAGACTTTGAAAGTTACTACGACAGAGAATGCTCAATAAAAGTATTAGGGCTCCTTGGCTATTTTTCTCATCACGCCTTTGATGCTTATAGAGTAAGTGCCGTAGGAGACGAGGGGACTAACTTTGTAGGTTGTCCTAAGACTGAGTTCGACTGGGCAACCATAGAAGGTAAACTGGTAGTAGCTCATAACGCACAATTCGATGAAACACTCTACTTGTACGGAGTTGATAAAAAGTGGTGGCCTTATTTTAAGTACGACCAATGGATGTGCACAGCGGATCTAGTCGCTTATTGTGGGCTACCTAGGTCACTAAAAGGAGCTACAACCACTTTGTACGACTTAGAAGTGGATAAATCCACACGGGATAACATGTCAGGTAAACGCTGGGATGATATGACTAAAGAATTCCAAAAGGAAGTAGATGAATATGCACTGAAAGATTCCGAATTATGTTTAAAACTGTGGCAGGATCTAGAAGGAGACTGGCCCGAGCATGAAAGGCAGATCAGTTTAACAAACAGAAGGTGCGTCCAACGTGGAATCCCCATAGATACAAAACTCCTCCTCGAACAACAGAAAGAAATAGCATCTAGATTATTTGAAGCCGAGAACTGTATCCCTTGGATAGACGAGTTCCCTCCGCTATCTAGAAAAGCATTTAATGAGGAGTGCCATAAAGTAGGGCTGGACCCTCCAGCGAGCCTCGCTCTAACTGACGAAGACGCTAACAAATGGATTAAAGAAAACGAAGAAGAGTATAAATGGATTTCTGCTGTACGTAACTTTAGGCGGATTAACTCTTTAAAGCGGAAGTTGGAATCTTTTGAGTACGCCACAATGGGGGATGATAGGTACTACGGGGGGCTACTCTACCACGGGGCACATACAGGAAGGTTCAGTGGGAGTGGAGGTAACCTTAACCTTCAAAACCTGCCTAGGGGGAAAATGTTCGGTGTTGATCTTAGGAGCCTCATCGCCCCAAAGAAAGGCAAGAAGTTAGTAGTGGTAGACCTTTCGCAAATTGAAGTACGTACCCTGTGCTGGCTTGCGGAAGACGAAACCACTCTGGGGGAGATAAAAGATAGCGATGACATTTACGAAGCATTCGCAATACGTTTTGGGAAGTGGGACAAAAGCAAAGGAGTACTTAAAAAAGAGAACCCTTCTTTACGTCACTTAGTAAAGACAATGGTGTTGGGCTGTGGCTACTCAGCTTCAGCAAAAAAGTTTGCTATGATTTCTGATATGGACGAAACGGAAGCTATAAAGGCAGTTTCGTTATATAGAACAAAAATGAATAAAGTTGTTTCGCTGTGGCACAAACTACAACGTGAACTTCACGTAGCTTACTCACTTGGGAACGTATTCTCCATTGAGCTCCCATCAGGGCGCTCACTTAAGTACGGAAAAATAAAATCCGCTATCCAGTATGGTAGAAGAAACTACCTAGCGTTAATTGCTAAAGGAATGAAAAAAGTCCCCGTAAAACTTTACGGAGGATTACTTACTGAGAATGCCTCACAAGCTTTGGCTAGAGATATCTTTGCCGATATCTTAATAAGGTTGGAAGCAAAAGGACTCCAAACAATTTTCCATGTACATGATGAAGTGGTCATAGAAACTTCTGCTAGTGAAGCAGATGATGTACTAGAAGCAGTAGTAGAAGAAATGAGGATACCACCTAAATGGATTCCTGATATCCCTCTTGATGCCGAAGGAAAAGTATTAGACCGATACGAGAAATAACAAAGAAAACAAAATAAAATAATATGAGATACAGATATCTAAAAAACCTATCAGAACATAATACATTCACATGTGATGACTTAAGTGCGCTTACACAGAAAATACCTGACCTCCCTAATAAGGATGCCAGAAGAGCGTGGAGTTCTAACCCGAGCACAGACCACGTATTCTATTCAATGAATGAAGGGCTCCTCCCATCAGTTAGGTTAAGTGTTAACGGGGAAAATAAAGTATGTGCTGTGTGGGGGATAGTAGCAGAATACGATAAGTACGATGTTCCTTGGGCTATAATAGATGACCTCATTAAAACACAAAGTAGTATACTGCCAACATGGAGATCGAGAACGGGTTCAGGAGGACTTAGATTAGTATGGGAGTTTGAATCAAAGCTCCTTATGGATCACGGTATGTTTCGTGCGTTTATGAACGCCATGTCTAAACTACTGAAGTTGGAAAGACTATTCCAAGATTTTGATTCCAGCTCTTTAAAGTTTAGCCAATACTTCGAACTAGGTGTGGACTGGACAAAAGTAGGGGAGCCTATACCTAATGATATATTCAAAGGAGTGTTACTCAAAGTAGCTATAGATAACCCCCCGCAAGCGCAAGGGAACATATCGGTTCCTATTTCCATAGTGGCGGAAGAAGTCCATACAAACCCTAAATACAAGGGGAGATGGGGAGAGGATTTTAGTGTCGGCACTAGAGGCCCGTTGTTTTGGCTCGATGATGGTATTGAAAGAGACGGTTGTCAGGTAGTTGAAGACGGCATGGTATGCTATAGCGATAGAGCTGGTAAGGGATTCTTAACTTGGAAAGAGATCTTTGGTGCTAAGTTTGTTGAGGCGTATGAATCGAAAAAGCTATTGGCTTTAACTGACCAGTACTGGTTTAACGGAACTAAATACTACAAAGATATTAAAGGAATCCCGTCTCAAGTCCCAGAGAAGCAGGTTCTATTGGAACTTAAAAGAGCTGGGTTCTCTTATAGAGCCAGAAGAGGACAGCCATTATCGGAAATGGAAGCCGCTATTCTGACTATACAAAATGAAAGTAGGATAGATGAGGTAGCTCCTGTAATATTCAGTAAGGATAAAGTAGTACTTTGTAACTCACATAGGATACTAAACAGTGCCAACTTACACCCAGTAGAACCCGCCGTTGATGGAGATCCAAAGCTATGGCCTTTTATACATCAGTGGTTAAGTCAGCTATTCAATACTGAGGAAGCATTAAACTATTTCTATTCTTGGATGCAACGCTTCTACATCGCTGTCTATAACAAAGAAGAGGCGCAAGGACAGGCTCTATTGCTGGTTGGCCCCACTAACAAAGGTAAATCGCTACTCTCTAATAGAGTTATCGCGGCTTTAGTAGGTGGGTTCGCAGACGCATCAGAATACTTATCGGGACAAACGAACTTTAATAAGGACTTAGCCAGAGTTGCTGCGTGGGTTATTGATGATACTACTTCTGCGGCCTCATTCCAAGAGCAAAGAAAAGCAACAGAGCTTATTAAGAAAAGTGCTGCTAACCCAAGGATAGAATATCATGCAAAGTATGCAGATGCTGTGACACTACCGTGGACAGGGAGGGTTATACTATCATTAAACATGGACCCAAATAGCTTGTCTGTTATCCCAACGCTAGACTCTAGTAATAGAGACAAGCTAATGGCCCTTAAAGTGGCTAAAAAAGCGACTAGTGAATTCCCACCGAACATAGAAGTAGAAGCAACAATTAAGGAGGAGCTTCCACACCTCGCCAGATGGCTGATGGATATTTTCGTAATGCCGAAAGAAATGAAGGGCCAAGCCAGATTTGGAGTTAAATCTTTCATCGACAAGGAAATAGAGGCCGCCGCATATGATAATTCAAGTAGAGCCCTTGTAGCGGAACTAGTAGAATTCTTTGTAACTAAAGCCAGAGAGTACGGGAAAGAAGGAAAATGGACGGGGACACTTACCACTTTCCTTGCTGAACTACACGACTACAACGGAGGACGCGCTATAGGCTTATCAGGTAATACTGAGTTTATGCGAAGGAGTATGCAGATCATGGAGGAGTCTTCTAAAGCAAGTAAGAATATTAGACCAGTATGGTCGAAATCTACGGGCGGAGGGAAGATCTTGTATATTGATTTAAACCCAAAATGGGATATAAGTAATGAGGCAGATGACTAGAGAAGAAATAGATGAATTTTGTGGCGTAGCTTCACCTAACGATTCTATCATAGTCCCTGACGGTTTAGACGGGGCGTTTATAGGAATAGCGACGGAAGCAGAACCACCTCAAGCTGTGTACTCAATAGAGAGGTGTGTTCAAATCTTAGCTAAGGATATGAGTCGGGAGGAAGCAGAAGAATATTTCTGGTTTAACGTGGCGGGATCACAGGGGGAAGGATTCCCCCTGTACATCTCAACACCAGAAGAAATTTATTGATAATCAATAGGACTATTTAAATCTTCAATAGGTAGGTGGAAACCTGAGCTTTTAAATACGAAGCCGTCATCATCTGACTCTCCTCTTTGTTTGAACACTGACTTCTGCATGAATTTAGTGGAAGGCATCCAACCCAAAACCCAAACAAACATGAAGTCTTTCCTAACCCTAGTAAAAAAATAAACATCATTGTCGGGCACAAATTCTCTTTTCCCATTTATAGAAGCTATATAGTTCTTCTTCGGGATAGACGCACATGATTTGGACTTAACTTCTACCCGCCGTTTTTTATGCTCTATGTCGTGAGTGTAAACATTATCTCCTACGTACTTGCTCCGCTTGATGAATTTATGAACAGCAATTTCTCCTAAACAACCAGCCATCCTCCCCATGCCTCTGGTAAATGAATTAGGTAAAACACCCATAGCGCAAGACCGTTTATGAGCTACAACTAAATCGTCGCTTATAGGTTTGTAGACTGCGAAGTCATCCATAAACGCGAACTTATTTTTTGGGTAAGCCAAATTTATATATCTTTAAATTTAATACGCTTCAAGAACTGAGCCCAAGCAGGGAAGAAAATTTCTTCCATGCAACGGACAACCGCTTCTTGCTCGTACGATTCAAGGAAACCGACACCACTTAGGAGTAGACTAGCCTCCATCATCTCGTGACGGACAGTAGCTAATAACTCCCTGTCACGGATACCCGCATTAATTTGGATGAGCTTCTTGTCGTGAAAATAAAGGCCATAAGGTGGGTCTTCTCCGCTCAAAGGAACCACCTCAAGCTTTACTCTGTGCCCTGCAATGGAAATTGTTTTGGGGAGCTCCACACTACCACCTTTCTGCAAGCTCTTTGTAAAGGGTTATCCCTCCTGCGATAGCATCAGCTACTCCCTCTTTATGCTTTAAGGCGAGCTCCCAGTCCTCTTCATTGCTCCCGAAGAATGGCTCTGCAATACAGGCTGGCATACAAGTGGACCTAAGAAACATAGCTCCTCTGCTACCTTTCTGTCGGGCTTTAATACCCCTACTGGCTAATAAAGGGAAAGAGTCTTCAAACGAGTCGCGTAAGGAACGGGCTAGTAATCTGCCCTTCTCGGAAGTGTTCCAGTACAACCACTCATGCCCTGTGGCTTTAGGTGTAGCAGAATTAAAGTGAAGTTCGATAGCTACATCCACACGGTCATCGTGGAGCTTCTTCGCTAACCAGCGCATAGAACTGACATACCCATTACCCTTATATGTAGGGTATACCCTATGGGGTTGACGGAGTTTGTCTCCAATCATCTCAGCAAGTTCGGAATTATAATCCCACTCGCTGACTCCTGTTACAGAGGAGGCTCCTGAATCATTTGGTCGGCTGTGTCCTACGCAGAGTGCTATCATCTCCTATTATTATAGCACGTCTATAGGAATAATCACTGTGGAACTTCTGCCCGCGACCCATGAGATTGCCTTCTGTAAAGGGATAATCGTACCCTTTTATGAGGGTAATCGTGGGTGGATCATATATGGCGCTTTCGTTCAAGGCCGAGTCGCCCACTAAGTCGTTCAAGGCGCAGCTTGGCAGCAGGAGTACCAATAGCAGAAAGCCTATCCATTTCATCTTCGAGGTCATATATGTATCTCCTTTGTTTCAGCTTCGTGTAATTAACGAAGGCTTCGAGGGATAAGACTATTATTCTAAAGAAGTACCTCACTTCTTCTTAGAGCGTACAGACCAGATGAGCCCGATAAGGGTAACTATGGCAGATATGCCTGTAGTAACCTCCTCGCCAGATGCTAATCCGTTCTGTGTCATAAAGCCCCCACCGAAGGTGAGAACGTGACGAACGATTCCTAAAATAGCTTGTTTGTTCATTTCTTCTTTTTCTTACGTGTTAAATTCCAAAGAGTTATAATAGCTACAGTAATACCTAAAAGTCCTCCTAGCAACTGTATCACCCACTGAATGTACTCTTGGTACGGGGCAATTACAGCTATGAACGAGCCCGTCATTCCTGTGGCTCCCTTTACAATCAGTTCATTATTGCTCATAAAGAGAACAATATAGCACACAAACCTAGATTAATCCAAACTCCTTAGCGTAGGATTCAGCGGCTTTTTCGATAACCCACTTGAGATAGTCCTTATCTTCATCAAACCCCTCATCCTCAATCATTTGAGGTAGGTCAGGAGTTCCCTCCACATAGTCAGGGTTTTCCATTGTAGGCTCTCCAGATTCCTCAACGTAGTCAGGGTTAGGGATCGTTTCCTCACCTTCGGCCTCGACTGCTTCAATATAATCTGGGTTCTCTATAGACTCCTCTGACTCATCGTCTTCGGAATCATAAGCTGGATTCTCTATAGTGGCCTCTCCGACTGCTTCTTGAGCAGGAACATAATCGGGATTCTGGATTATTTCGTCCCCTGAAGCTGGTTGATAATCTGGGTTGTTGATAGTTTCCGCGCCTACAGGTTCAATGTAGTCGGGGTTAGGGATGTCTGGAAGTGCGCTGTTGTGGCTCTCCCTAGCTTTAGTTACCCCAGCAAGATGAATCTCATCTTCTATTTCAACATAGAACTTCATTATTCAACTACCTCTACTTCTACTTCAGGCGGCTCTTCCTCTTTTGGCTCGTCGTCTTGTGTTTTCAAGAAACCACATTCCAATCCTTGTTTTTCAAGAGTGGCTCCAACAGCATTAAAATTATTTAATACCTGCCTATTCCCACCTAAGTTATCTAAGTTTGTTAATGTGTTTACCGCTTTTCGGATAATATCAAATTCAGCTATGTTTAGCTGAAAACCTTTAGCTTCTAATTCGTCTTCCATACGTTTATAATAGATATGTTTTAGCCCTTTTCAAGTGCTTTATTCATCTATTCCCGTTATTTCCCAATCTTCTGGGAGGGACTGTAATTCACTGTCTTCTTCTGTGGTAAGCAAACTGTGCGCTCCCTCTATATCTAAAGCGCATCGGGGGTTTTCTCCATCCTCCTCGACCATAGGCCACACATATTGTGTGTAAATATCCTTATCCTCTTCGGGGATATCTAAATAATAAGATAAGCCCATCTCTTTCCCTGCTTCCACATTTCGGGCAACTGCTTCTTCTTTGCTGTTAAATACTAAAAACATTAATATAGAACGTAATGGTTGTTTATATTTCCTTTCACACTAAGTCGGACGGCACTCTGGTCTGATTGGTATAAAATAAACTCTGACATCTTCCCGTCAAATGCGTAAGCGGTAGTACTGTTTACTCCCCCGAGCCCATAGGTTCCTGACGTTGTATTACTAGAGAGGGTTGCTGACCCCATGCTCGTAGTATCCACCCAAGCTTCAAAAGTTCCCTGTGTTGAACCTGCAATGGATGAAAATAAGTGCTTACTAGTATCTGCTGTTGGCCCACCTTGTGCCGCATCCCATGTTCCAGCATACCCAAAATAATACCCATACTCATATCCAGAACTACTCCAGTTTTGCATGAAAAACCTACCACTTCCAGCAGTCCACCCCAAGCTATACAGACACTCAGAAGGTGTTGTGGGAACTGTATCGTATTTACCCACGCAAAAAACACTAATGTTATTCAAAACAATGTCAGGGAATACCGAATCTATTGGGATGAAATCATTGTCACCATCAAAATCTATAGCTACCTTTGATCCATCCAATGTCTGCACTGTACCAGATATTATAAGATATGGCTTACTGTATAAAGAGGTCTGTGATATATCATTCCCATTACCTGACTGATCGTACCAAACATTCACCCGCGCACTCTGTCCCATTCCTGCCCAACTTACCGCTGTGCCATCTGTGAGTTCTGTGGGATTAAAATCAGCAGTAGCCCCATCTGAACTCCTTCTTAACTGAATTACTGCCTTCCCGATAAACTCCTTCTTTAGATATCTAGTAACGCTGAAAGCCCCTACTGCCCCTGAGTAAGTATCCAGAAGCAGATCCTCTTTGTATGAAGAGGCTATCGTACCTGTAAGTAAAGGATTCATTAGCTATCCATGTCGCCTATTACAGCCCAAGTGTCACTTGCTTTTTTAATCAACACACAAGCGCCATACCTCGCCCGTATCTTTAACTGGCTGTTCGCAGATTGAGCAGTAACCCCTGACCCCGCCACTATAGTAACGGCTCCTGTTCCATTCCTCTGGACTATAATCTGTGTGCCTACCGCATACGCTACAGAACTGTTAGGAGGTATAGTTACAGTCCTATCACTGGTATGGGTTACTTCCACCAATCCACCTTGATCGCCTAGCACTAATGTGTAACTGGCTGTCTCTGCATTTATTGGGATCTGGGATGATGCATAACCAGCAGAAGCGTGGTCGCCCCAACCGTGAGCTGTGTTCCAGTTAGAAATGTTTAAGTTAGATCCAGTTACACTACCAGAAAACACACCGTCTCCAGCCTTTAACTCTCCATCTACTACACTACTGGAACCAGTAGATTTTACTATCCTTACCCCTTTGTATCTCCCACCATTTGACCCATTGTTTTGCTGCTGCCCAAGTCTTGCATACTTATCATTGTAACCAGTGCCAACTGTTTCTAGACATAAAGCAAAGTGCTGTGTCCAGTCATCCCCACTAGTTCCTCCTTGGAATACCCATCTATTCGCAGCGTTTCTAAACCAAGTATAGTTACTGTGATCTTTTAAATCAATAGATGTAGCTTGATCACTATTCTGTATGCTGCCTGATAAAGTTACGGCTCCTGTAAATGTGGGGGAAGCTAGAGGGGCGTAACCAGCAGAAGCGTGGTCGCCCCAGCCGTATGCTGTGTTCCAATTAGTTGAGGTTGTTCCACTTGCTGTTGTTATTGTCCCACCTAAGTAACCTCCTATAGATGATATGTTACCACCTTGTGAAGCTGCCATTCTACTAAAAAACAGTTCAAATTCAGATATCCCATAAGTTATATTTCCAGTTACAAATGGAGCGCTAGTTCTAGCTACTAAAGTAAACTCAATATCAGTTAAGTAGTTGCTAAAAGGTATAACGCCTCTAAGTTTAGAATTACCTATTTTAGTAAGGCTACTAACAGTTGTCCAAGTGCCATCGTTCTTTTTACATCTTGCAGACCACGAAGCAGGAAAAGGGCTTGAGTAAAAGTTTATATCAAAAAACCCAGCGCAATATGTTATGCCGTTTGAATTAGCAGATCCAGTAGCTAAAGATTGGACGTTTATATTAAAAACTTTAGTTTCACCTGCGCTTGTGCCAAATAATCTATTTTGATTATACTCTTCAAAGTTTTGGTTAGCTAGTTTCCAAGAAGCGCCAGCTTCTGTAGTGCCATCAATAGTTACAACAAACCTATCGTGTCTACCAACTAATGCGTTTGTTAACACACCATCATGAAACTTTTGCCCCGCAAATGGATTGAATGGTTCGTTAGGTTCAGTTGAATTTATCCCATTCGTAATCCCATAACCACTTAATGTGGTTGGTTTAGACGTTAACGACGCAAATGTGTGTGTATGATTTGATGATGCGTAACCAGCAGAAGCGTGATTGCCCCAGCCGTATGCTGTGTTCCAATTAGTTGAGTTACCGCCAGTAGCGGTTATAGCACCGCTGAAGGTTGAGGCTCCATCATCTTGAACTCTTAAAAGCTCAGTGTCAGAACTATTTCTAACCCTTAGTGCTACTGTGCTACCTGTTCCTGCCCCCTTAACTTCTAAGATGCAATCTGGATTAGTAACTCCGATGCCTACCCTATTAGAGGTATCTATACGAAGTGTCTCAGAGAAAGTCCCATTGAGTATATGCCCAAGACCTAAGTGTGCTTGACCATCAACGCCATTATTCATAGCCTGTATTGCTGCACCATCGATGGATGAACCAGTGTTATTATTAACTCTGAACATCATGCCAACTCTAGAATCAGAGGCATCAGTTGGGTTATGTAAGTGTAGCGCAAAGTTATCTGATCCTGCTGCTACAGTGTTTTGTATATGAACAGTTGACTCTGGACTTGCAACCCCTACCCCTAAACTTGCGTTTATATAAGTGGTAGCACTTGCCGTAATCAAAGAGTTATTGATTACAAGCTTATTGGTAGTACCACCATTAGCTCTGAATTGTATTTCTCCTGCGCCTATAATTGAGGTATTAGCACTTCCAAACGTAAAGTCTAATTTAGAAGAACTACTCCTCTCAAACCTTATAGTTGGGCCTGACGAATCTACTATATGAAGTGAAGTAGCTGGTTCAGAAACTCCCAAGCCTAACTTACCATTTGCCCGTAAGACCATTCTTTCATGGAAAGTCGCATCAACCCCATCAACACCAGACCAAACGAGGTCGCCATAAGCATGGGCCGAACTTTCTCCTGTCGTTCCAGATCCTGGAGTTCTTAAAGCTAGTTTCCAATAATCTTTATTTACTCCACCATAGTCGTCAACCGTTCTGTCAGATCCTATTGTAAAGGCTGTATAATAAGCATTTGAAACAATGTTTGAGGTGTGGCGAATTGTGCCATCAACATCGAGTTCGTGTTGAGGTGTCGTAGTGCCGATGCCTACGCGTGACGTTGACCCGTCCAGACGCATTAGCTCGTTCAATGTCCCGTCACTTGCAGAGAAAATAATATCCGCGTCTGTTCCTGACGCTTTTAAATGTATGCCGCCAGCTCCAGTGTTTATTATAGTTTGCTGTGAGCCTGTTGATGCAACCCAATTAGCATAGTCAAGATAATTACTATTGTTTGCGTTCCATAAATATATTCTAGTTCCATCGCCAACTCTTAGGTTTCCTGAAAGCTTAATATCCCCTGTTACATCAAGTCCTTGGTTGAAATTCCAAGAGTTAGTTGAGTTAGTCCAGTTGATTGTGTAATCACTAGCACCTTTGAGGGTGATGCCACCGCCATCAGCTGTTGTGTCGGATGGAGTGGTTACATTTCCTAAAATGATATTCTTATCCTCTACAAGTAAATTAGCTGTGTCTATGGTTGTAGTAGTTCCACTTATAATAAGGTCAGACGAAACGGTTAAGCTTCCTGCTACAGTTAAATTGCCCTCATTATCAATGACCGTTGCTGAATAAGTATTTGCGGCATTTTTAGTAATAAACCGCATTGTTGTGCCAGCCCCATTTCCTACATTTGAAACAAAATCAGCATAACGCATATACTCATTTCCACTGCCACCTTCTGCATAGTAGTGATTCAATATTAAACCTTGGGGGTCAGTTGTTGCATAAGTTCTTATTGCCGCAGTACCACCTTCAATATCAGCAACACAGAATTGATTACCAGAGTTGTTATTATCTTTGGAAATTTCAAGCCAAGCGTCTGGGCTGTCAGTGCCGATGCCTACGTTGCCGCTAACAACATACAAATCATACCCACTCGTAGCAGGTGACGTAGTTCTTCCACCTGTAATACCTACTCCACCATATCCAGATATAGATAAATCCCCAGTATTTACGCCATCTTGCCTTGTGAAAGAGAATGTGTTATTTGAACCATTACTTGAGGCGAAAATACCTCTTCCAGAGGCATTACCATCGATCCTTATGTTGCCATTATTACCTATGTTTAATGCCTCTACTGGATTAGTTGTTCCAATGCCTACATGGCCACCTAAAGGATTTAAAGATATAGTGCCTAATGAATTTGCTGCTGAGTCGGGGTGACCTGCTTGAATCCATGCTTTTCTATCATTAGCGGTTCCAGAAGTTCCAAGAGCCAGCCCATTGCTTACTGATGCCCCAGATATCAACAAGCCAGCGTTTCGGTTCCAGTTAGTGGAAGCTGTTCCCGCTGTTGCTGTCAGCGAACCAATTGCCGTTGCTGGTGAGTAATTGACTTGAAGCTTGTTAACTGGCGCGGTAGTTCCGATGCCTACATTACCGCCAGCTTTTACTACTAAGGTTCCTTCGCCAGAAGCACCACCCAAGACTAATCCGTTGCCATTTTTGTCGTAAACATCTGGACTAGTAAGTCCACTACTTGATCTAGTAGTAGTGACAGCATAAAAATCAGAACCAACATTAGTATCTTGAATGAATCTAGCAGCGACTACGATTCCATCTACGTCTAGTTTTTGTGAAGGGCTAGTAACTCCGATGCCTACATTGCCGCCATCTTTAATGGTTATGCCAGTCCCACTATCATCAAATAGATTTATATTTTTATTATTTGAAGCTTGAATTGTAAATTGATTACCTCCACCGCCAACGCTTCCATATAGGATATTATCTCTATAAACTTGATACGCAGTAAAACTTGCCCCATTATCAATTCTAATTGAACCCTTTACTTCCAGTGCTTCATTAGGACTCGTTGTTCCTATACCTACCTTACCTTCATCTATAATAGTGACTCTTTCAATAAACTCACTATCAGCAGAGTGTTTCCGACCTATATGTAATTTAGTATCGTTATTACCTACAAATTCACAGGCAAACCCCATAGGGTCATTATTGCCTCCAATCATTAAGTCACCATTGGTAGCATCATTAGTTGCTATATGTAGTGTACTTAAAGGATTTGTAGTTCCTATACCTACGTTTCCATTCGCTTTTAAAAATAGAATATCTTTCTTATAAGATGTCCCATGATTCGCTACAAAACCTAATAGATCATTTGTGGTAGTAGAATCTAAATCTGTTTCAATAGAAAACCTGTTGCTGGCATCAGAAGCTTGGAAATGTATTCTTGGATCATCTGCATCTTGCGACCCCTTAAGTTCTAATGCTTCGCTTGTAAGGCGCATTTTCTCCGCACCAGCAGCATAAAAACGCATGACATTTATGCTGTTCTGAAAATAGATTGCTTCACTAGAGAGCGCACTGTCATTGCAAATAATTGCGCCATTATTATCCCCCTCTATTCTAAAACCGTCATGGGAACTGTCGGAATCTTTAAACCTAGCCATAAGAGCTCCAACAGAAGTTTGAACATCTAGCTGAAAGGCAGGGCTTACAGTTCCAATACCTACATACCTAGTCTCCTCCTGTATATACATTGCAACAGAAGGGGAGCTATTCACTCCTACATCAAACTGCAATGCAGCATCACTCCTAACTTTTGCGATAGCGTTTTGGTTTCTAAAATAGATACTCCTGTCTGTAGCAGAGCCATCCAACCTCATGTCTCCCCGCAAATCTAATTCAGCGGCAGGACTTGTGGTGCCTATGCCTACGTTGCCGCCAGTATCTATGGTCATGTACTCCGAATAAGAGACTGACCCATCATAAGCTTTAAAATGATGTTTGAGGCTTGTGTACGTAGTCCCTGTTGAACTGCTGCCTAAAATAGAAAGGTTAAGTGAATTATTATATTTTAGATAAAACCCATCTAATATATTGATATCTCCAGCAACATCTAATTTAGTGGCTGGCGACAAAGTGCCTATGCCTACGTTACCTCCATAAGACTGTAGCGATAACGCTCCTGCATTAGATGACCCATTTACTGTTTGAATTTGATACTTACCTCCAGAAGTATATCGTCTAAAATATACCTGATCCGTAGTTCCGTTAGCAATGGTAACAGGTACATTTGTAGTAGCTCCGACATTAATTGTTAACTTAGCTGTACCCCCTATTAATGTAGGTGAAGAGCCTCCAATAACTACATTACCATGATTGGCTATATAGAAAACTGAACTACTATCGTCTTTGAAATCAACAAGGGGCTGTGCGCCTAATTGGTTAACAATAAGAGCAGGCCCAGTTCCATCATTCGTTATAGACATCTGCTCAGTGGTAGATGTGTCCGTGTGAATAATAGTAAAGTCACCAACTACTGATAAATCACCTTGAATAGCAACATCCCCTGCGAAAGTTGCATCACCGCCAAAGGTGGAGGCGGTTGTGGTAGTTATACCGCCTGTAATCGCTACACCAGTAGATGTTGTCTCGAACTTTTTGGAATCACTATAATATAATTCTACATTAGTTCCAAAATGCGCTCTTATTGCAGTTCCATTTAGCGCAAATACTCTGAACTCATCTGAAAGTAATCTTAGACCAGCAGCATTAGTATTTTCTATGAAACTTATATTATTAGAAGATTTATGGTAAATCTTAAAATCCGCTCCAGTCCCCAACTTTATTTCATCGTTGTCATTTAAGACTAACCCACCATCAGCAGTTATAACTCCAGTTGCATCTATAGCACCTGTAATAGATACGCCACCATTAGTTGTCTCGAATTTCTTGGAGTTGTTGTAGTAAAGATCGACTGCCCCATTTGCTGTACCTACTAAATAATTCTCTTGTGCCTCTGACCTTAAAGCAAGGCCGTTGGATTGAATCATTAAGTTCCTACCATTAGCAGAAGCTATCCAGTTATTCCCCGACTCGTGGTATATGGTGAGATCAACATCATCTCCGAACTTCAACTTAGCGGCATCAGTAAGCTCAAGCGCATCATCAGAAGCATCCCACTTGAGGTATCTAGACGCTGTATCACCATAGAAGGTTACGTCATGGCCTGTGTCATCTTTTCCAACAATGATGTCGTGGAAAAATTGCCGTGGGTTAGTGGGCTGATTATCTGCGTTATCAGTTATTGAAGTGGTGCTGCTTACATCAGCCCAACTATGGTCACCTGATGAGAAGCACTCTACTTTAGCAGAGAAAATATAGTTAACATCAGTGGCGTGTGTATTCCTAACACCGATTGTAACCGCAGTCATTTGACCTGAATTATCTAGAGTCTCCTCGGCTACGACATCAATAGCTTCAAATTTCGCTTGGTGCTGGTTACGTGACCCCCATGACTTTTTATGGAGGTTCCCCTGATACCCTAAGTACTCAAACACCCTGCAACCTCCATAAGACATTACAGTCACTCTGAAGCCATGAGTATAAACATTTCCAAAAGTCAGTGTCCCTAATGCATGGGTTGTCGCTGCCGCAATATTGACTAGTGAGAATGTCTTAATTAAATTTGCTTTAGCGCTGAAGTGTCCCTCTGTTCGGAAATAATCTGTGGTGCGAATAGTCCCAGAAACATCTAACTTGTATGATGGAACATTATTTCCAATACCTACGTTTCCTGCATTAGCTATCCACATCTTAGCTGTGGAACCAGTGTTGGTGCGGAACTCTATATTGCCCGAAGTATTGGCTGAACCAAATATTGCACTAGTATTACCAGTAGAATAAGTAAGCTCTACTCCATTTGTCCCATTCCAGACCCTCGCTTCTGTTCGTACATCGAGAGCCTTAGTAGGGATTGTAGCCCCTATTCCCACTTTGCCGTCTCCCTTAATCCATACGGCTTCAGTATTATTGGGTTTAAATATAATGTCGTTGTTTGTCTGTGTTGACGTTGTTAACAACAAATTATTCCCTAAATTTCGGAGAGCGCCAGTGCCATCAATATAAATATTCATGTGGGAAAACAACCCACCACCTGCTGAATCTATTGTGACAACTTTAGTACCGTTAGTGTGAAATCTGTAGCCTCTTACATTAGATACAAACGTCCCGATGCTTTTTGTGTCATATTTAATATGGTCAGACTCAGCCGAAATCTTTAACGCTTCGTAATTAGCCTCATCAGTGTAATTAATGTAATTCTGATGTACTGCCCCAAACCCATCTATCTTGAAAGCTTTACCGCTATTAACCTTAACCCCAAACGCACCCCCTAACGTCATGTTTGACGTATGGGCTGAACTGTCTACCTCAAGTGTGTAGGTGTCATTCGATGCACTGGCTTGAACCCTTGTTATCTTAGTAACTGCGGCTGTTAGGGTGGATGAACCTGTGACACTAAGGATATGGGCAGGAGTTGAGTCATTTATACCTACCTTGCCCCCTTGCTTGAGAGTTAAAATCCTGCTATTCGAACCTGCTGAATTTAATATACCTAAATGAGCAATTCCTAGATCGCCAATTTCTCTGCCAGCTTCGATTAATAACCCTCGATCATTTGAATGGTTAATTAAAATAGATGAACCAGTATTATTCGCGTCACCACCAGCTTCAAATCTTGCGACTAAGTTATAAGCCCCGTTTGTACCAGCTTGTTTGACATGCAATTTAGGATCTACTGTTGAGTAGTCATTTCTACTTGGGTTTGTAGTTCCAATGCCTACGCTACCTCCAAAATAGTTTCTCATATCAGTATTCAACTGATAGACACCAAAAGGAGTATTAGTTTGAGTACCAGAGGTTAAATCCCCTATATATAAACCGTACGTATTAGTTATTGTATGACCTGTATTTGTAAATGAGGATAAAGCACCGTCTGCAACAGCATATCCCATCCACTTAGCGATAGTGCCATTTCCATCTAATTCTGCATGAATGTTATAATGAGTTACGTTAGATATTTGTCCACTACCTGAAGTATGAACTCTACTCAGGTGGTTTTTTAACTGAGTTGATGTTCCTGTAGAACTAACTGTTGTCATCACTTGCTGATGAGCTGCATTTTGAAAACTACCACCTGTACCCGTCAGGTTAAAATAATTTTGTATTTTATACATTCCGCTACTTTGCGTACTAGTAGCGGTTGTTGTGGCGGTTGATTTGATTGTAGCTATTCCTGCCAAGCCTAATTGTTCTTGAGAATCTACTATATCTAATAAAGCGGCTGGACTGACAGTGCCGATGCCTACGTTCATGTTCAGAATATTGAACTCTTGTTCACCTGCCGCATTGTGCTTGAACTCGAACCCGTGATTATTTATATCAGAATGAAATTCTAAATTTCCTGTTGAGCTGTTTCTTCCAATCGTAAAGGGGTCATACTTAGTACCGCCATGTAAATAAGAAAAACCAAGCTGATGCGTTTGATTATTTGAGGCGTCATTCAAATTAAGCAATGACGTTGGACTCGCAGTGCCGATTCCTACAAGACCACCATTAAAAGTCATGTGCGGGTTGACGCCATCTCCATCTGCGTAAAGGTGTGTTTTTGATGCATCATCATAGAGAGCGAATCTGAATGCACCCCCGTCTGTATACTTATAAAAACCTCCAGCATTACTGTCTAATCTAATATTAGTGCCTACTACATGGAGTTTTTGTGAAGGGCTGGCAGTGCCTATTCCTATATTGCCTCTTAGATTCTTGATGGTTGGTATAGTTTGATCTGCCATTTTATGCTACTGCTGTTGAGTCTCCCATTACGTGATAACATAGTCTACCCGATACAGAGGTAGCGGAAGATGTGTTTGCTCTAAATTGAATTGTGAAACTGTCACCTGTCCCATCTACGATCTTGGAAAGGATGCCGTCAGTCGTTAAATTATCGTGTTCTGTTAATATAATTCCTGGCTCATTGTAACTTCCCACATTGCCAGTGTTCTGTATAAAGAACTCACCAACGTATGCAAATGAACTGTGGTTGCTCCAATTACCTGATATGAATACTTTAACATGACACGCAGTATGGTCGGCCAATGTAACCGTTAATCCAGTTGTGAAGGTTTGGGTTATACTGTAATCCTTCCTGCCTATGAAGTGTCCGTTGCTTGTGCTTCCTATCTTTGCATTTCCTAGGACATCGAGCTTTTCGGCAGGAGCCTGAGAACCTACTCCTAGCCTACCAGCAGAGTTCAACTGCATCAAAGTGCCGCCACTATTTCTAAATTGAGTAACCCCTCCGTTTGCTTGAGAGATGTAGTTATTGCCTCCATCTAAATGGTTTAAATGCGTGGTATATGCGGAGCTTGAGGTTATCTGAAATTCAGCAGTATCAACCTTAACAACTCCATCGGGATCTAAATGTAAGTCTTGGTCTGCCTCAATTATTAAATCTTCTGGGGTTTCGGCATTTGTATAAATCCGAGTATTAGCATCTGCAAATCTGACCCCATACTGCAAATCTACTAAAATGTTTCCTCCTGCTACATGGAGCTTATCTGCGGGGGTCGAATCCCCTATCCCCACGTTACCGTTCCTGTAGATGGTAACTAGATCCGTAGTGTAGTGTTGGAACTTAAATGCTGGAAGGGTTAAAGTAGAGAACGCAGTATTATCATTTTCTCTAGCGCTAAATACTACATCTCCTAGATTATTGCTATTGTTTGTAGCTCCAATAAGCTCAAGCCCCATGCTGTCATTCGACTTACCAATGATAACAGGTACATGGTTA